GCCAGGTTGTTGCTGGTCGCGGCGTTGCTGGGGCCACCGTTCGGGGCCGTGCCGGCGTAGGCGTGGCCGACGGGGTGGATCGCCCACTCGACGCGCGAGTAGAGGGTCTCCTCGCCGCCACCGTTGCCCGCACCCGGGTAGCGGTAGGTCTCGGTCGGAACCTTCGGCGCGCCGACGCCGAGCTGGATCGAGCCGTAGCCGAAGATCCAGGTGTCGTACACGCTGCCGGTCTTGGGCATCGCGTCGTCGACGATGACCTCGTGGCCGAGGAAGGTCGGGATCTGGAACATCCCCTCGGAGTCCGGGATGAAGTCGATCAGGTTGTTCTTCTGCATCCGGGCGTACACGACCGAGTGCACCATGACGGCCGACAGGTCGCCGTAGGAGTCGCCCATCGTCGCGGCAGCGTCGATGAACGCCTCGGCGGAGAAGTCGGTCACGCCAGCCGAGTAGCTGGCACCGCTGATGTCGTTGGTGTAGTCGCCCGAGTCGTTCGCGGTGTTGTCCGCGATGACGCCCTGCATGGTCGCCACGAAGGCGGCCTGGAGGCGACGGCTCCAGTAGGTGGAGACGCGCTCGGCGACCGAGCCCATCGGGTCAGCGCCGGCCAGGGAGGCCGTGAGGTCAGAGGCCGACCAGGCCGCGTTGCGGCTCAGGCGCACGGCCGTCTCCTGCGAGGCACCCGTCTTGAAGGGCACCACGTCGGCGAGGGTCGGGACGCTACCGCCACCACCGTCGCCGGCCAGGACGTGCGCGTCGGCGGCCGTGTCGCTGCTGACGTTGTCGGCATCATCGTCCAGGTCCTTCCAGGACGGGACGCCGAAGGTCAGGCCGCCACCAGCGAGCAGCTGGTCCATGACGGCGTTGCGCTGAACCACGCCCGACTGGACGAGGCGCGACTTGGTCTCGGTGAGTTGTTGGGTGTAGGGAGTGAAGACCTCCGGGACGATGATGTCGGAGATCTGCGTGGTCGGACCGGAAGCCATGTCTGTGTGTGCTTGTGAGTGGTCGAAGTCGAGTCAGTTCTCGCCTCGGCCAGCGCCATGCACTCGGCCGCCTGCGGCAGCTTCCTCGAGGCGCTCCATGAGTGCCTCTCAGCCCCGGCTGCTAGAGGGGGCGGCCGAACTCCTCATGGAGCCAGCCGTCCCCTGAGCTTGTCCCCCCGGTGCCCGGGTTTCTAACCCCGTTTCACTTGCGGGGCTTGACTCCGCCAACCTTGGTGCCAGCAGCGCTGGCCAGGCGGTCGGCGTACTCGCGGCCCTTCTCGCGCAGGATCCGGCCCTGCTCGCTCATGTTCCAGTGGGCCGCCGACCAGGGGTTGTTGCTCACGCCACCGGCAGCCCCAGAGCCTCGAGCCCCGCCGCCCACGTTGGCCGGCAGCCACCCCGGACGGCGCTCCAGCATCTCGGCCAGCCACTCCGCCGGGCCCAGTCCAGGAGTCACACCCACCGCGTCGCGGGCCACCCAGGAGCCATCATCCAGCTGCTCGAGGTGGCGCTCGGCGTACATCAGCACGTCCTCCCAGTGCTCGGGCAGCACGTTCGCCTTGCTCAGCAGGGGCCGCAGCTGGTCCTCGCGCTGCCGCGATTGCCGCTCGCGCACCAGCACCTCCCGCTCGGCCCGGAGCTCCTCGAGCTCGCTGCGCGCCGACTTGAGCTCTCGCTCGACCGGAGCCAGCTTGCTCCGCACAGCGCCCTCGACCCGCCGAGCGGCGATCTCCTCGATGGCCGAGTCGTCCAGCTTGCCGGCGGCCGCGGCCTCGAGCTCGGGCAGCCTATCCAGCTTTGCCATCACCTCGTCGTAGTCGAGCTCCTGCCAGGGCTTCAGCCTCTCCTTCACGGACTTGACCGCCTCTCGCTCGGCCAGAAGTGCCTTTTGCAGCCGGTCCACGTCCGCCTGGGACTTCACGCCGGAGAGGCCGGCCAGTTCGTAGCGCCCGTCCCTTTCCACAAAGAGCGAGCGGAAGTCCTCGACGGTGTCCGGGATGTCGTCGATCGAGTCGTAAATCGCCTTCAGTTCCATGTCTGTCGGTCAGAGCTCCGTCACAGGAACTCGCTGGGGTTGAGGTTCGCCCGCGTGAATGCGCCCTCATAGCGCTCCGCGAGCTCGGCCAGGGACAGCCGGCGACCGGTGGGGTCGACGAACTTGTCCAAAGTCAGTCCCCCGCGGCGAAACAGTGCGCCACGGGTTGCTCCGAGGATGTCGTCCTGCACGGCGGCGCTCTGCCGCGAAAGGAACTCCGCGTAGGTGGTTTTCGCCGGCACGCGGCCGACCAGCTCGCGCACGCGCTGCCGCTGCCAGGCGTCGAAGGTGCCCTTGTGGCCTCGCGGCAGCGAACGCCGCCGGCGCAGGCGTCCGTCCAGGCCGTTCTCTCTGGCGTATTCCCTCACCAGAGACTGCTCGGTGTAGGGCTTCATCGGCCTCGCACCGATCAAGTCACCGTCGATCACGGGCGCATACGTGGAGCGCTCGCCAAAGTGCAGCGGCAGCCGCGGGCCCTCCCCAGGCTTGTAGCGGTTCCCGTCGAGCGACTGGCAGAGCGGCGTCGTCCGCGAGTCCAGGGTCGCAACGAAGACCTCCTGCTGGACAATGTCCTCGTTCGCCAGGATCAGCTCGCGCCGGCCCTCGTTCCCGATGCCCGAGCTGACCGTCCTCGCGATGGCCGCAGCATCGCGACGGGTCACCTGCGCGATCCCGTCCGCGCCCTTCTTGCGCACCGTACCGACGATGCGCCTGGCGATGCGGTTGGGGTGCTCGTTCTGCGCCAGGCCGATCTTGATCTGGGCCTCGAGTCGGCTGGCGTCGTCGGCCTCCAGCTTGTCGAACCACTCCGGCAGGGTTCGACCCTCGAAAGGCCTCGAGGTCACGATCTCGGCCAGCACGTCGGCCGGCGGCAGGTTCAGGGTCACCTCGACCGGCAAGATCTCGGTGATGATCGAGGCGAGGAACAGCGGCTCCGACTGCGCAAAGTTGGTCATCTCGGCCAGCCAGTAGGCGCGCACACCTCGGAAGGCCTGCTCGCGAGCGTCGCGGATCTTGGCCAGCAGGCGCTCGAGGTCGCGCAGGCCAGCAGGGGTGTCCAGGCCCGCGCCCTCGTATCGCAGGATCGCCGCTCGGATGTCCTCCTCGCTCGCGTCGAGCAGCGCCCAGATCTGGTCGCGCACGCCCGCCGAGTAGCGCAGCAGCTCGATCTGGTGCGCAATGACGGCGTCCTGGATGGCCTGGTTGCTGTCCATCAGTTGCTCCCAAAGGGGTCGATCCCCCACTCGGCGGCCGCCAGGTCACTGGCCACGTGCGCCTGATCCGTCAGCGCCAGCGAGACCTCGCCGGTGTCCTTGTCCTCGACCTCCACAGCCCAGCCACGCTCGACCCACCCGGACTTGACGCACTCGGGGAGCTCCATCACCGTGAAGCGGTCGTCCGCGTCGATCTGGTGGCGGACGATGACCAGCCAGCCCTCGAGGGCTTTCTCCCAGAGCTCGGCGGAGGTCATGCGACACCTCGGCGGCGCGGCCTGCGGCCGATGAGCATCGCCGCCCCAGCCAGGGCCAGCGCGCCGACGCCGGGAGGCAGCAGCGGCGCGGCCGCCCTGAGCGCCCCAGAGGCCGCCTGAGCGCGCTGCTCGGCCTCCTGGGCCAAGGACTCCACCCGGGCGTCGTGCGCGTCCTGGCGGGCCTCTGAGGCGGCCTGCGCGGCCCCTCGCTCGACGCGGAGCTCGCGCAGCTGCTCGGGGGTCAGGCAAACGCACCCCGAGAGCATCAGCACCACCGGCCACGCCCTCACCCAGCCACCGCCTGCTCTTCGCGGAGCAACGCCCAGCCCAGCGCAGTCAGCTCGAGCCGACTGCCCACCACCTGGCCATTCGAGTGCAGCCGCACAAAACCGTCCTGGCCGTCCGCCGGCACCTCGCGGACGTAGCCCTTCGCCAGCCACGCCTCGCGAATGTCCGGCGGCGCGCACACGAGCCAGTCCTCCGGTCCGCGCTCGATCTGGAACCGGGCGCAGATCAGCCAGTCGCGGAGGATCCACCCGGGGATCTCAGGCATCGTCCTCGTCGGGCATCGGGTCACCGGCACCGCTCTGGCCGTCGTCGCCGGTCCAGGCCATCGCGCCCGGCAGGCCCTCGAGGGCCTCCGCGTCCAGCCGCTCGAGCTCCTGCTCCCAGGTCTGGTCGGTCAGGCCTCGAGCCTGGGCGATCTCGTGGACCGTCTGGAGGGCCAGCGGCGCGCCGAGCTGCTTGGCGCTCATGAGCTGCACCAGCTCCTGGCCGCGCATCATGTCCGACGAGAAGTCCAGGTTGGGATAGACCGCGACCTCGTCCGGATCGGCCCCGGCCCAGATCGCCGCCTTGCGCAGGATCTGCTCGAGCGCGTAGGCCCCGGTGAGGGCGACCTGGTGCAGCGAGGCCGTGCGAGCGGCCACCCGGACCTTGAGCGCCTCCCCCGACTCGCTGCCGCGCCCGACCGCGTCGATCAGCCCGTTGGCGCGCTGCTCAGCACGGCGATAGTCGTTCTCGAGCGCCTGCCGCTGCTCGGCAAGGCCCGCCGAGCTCACGCCCTCGAACTTGGCGTCACCCCCCTGCGGCACATGGACCACCGCGCCGGCCCCAAGCCGGATCTCGTCCTCTACCTTGCCCCCGACGACCACGAAGGTGCTCTGGCCCTGCATGAACAGCGCCTGCCGGTAGTCGGCCTCGCCGCGATAGATCGCCATGGCAAGGTGCGAGAGGTCAAGCAGCGGCGCATCGTCCGGCGTGGGGACGATGTCCCTCGTGTTGACGAAGACGAAAGGAATCTCCCCCAACGCCTGCCCGGCGATGCTCGGCGTCTCGAGCATGGACTCGTCAAAGTCCTGGCGGTCGCCGAAGACCCCCGACCGGTACACGCCCTCCGTCTCGTTTTCCTCAAGCTCGCCGAGCACCAGCACCCGGTACTTCTCGATCGTTTCCCACGAGAAGTCCGACTGGCGCTCGGCCTCGGTCTCGTCCAGCACGACGAGGTTGAGCGTGTCCGGGCGCGTCGCGTCCACCGTGCCCTCGTCCCAGTTGATGATGTGCTCGGCCTGATACAGCGAGACGTAGGGCGTCGTCGTGCCGCGGCCCGCTACGACGTCCAGCAGCAGGCCGCAGCGGCCCATGACGAGCTGCTCGAGGTTCATCCGGCGGAGCAGGGCCACCAGGCTCTCCCGACGCAGGGTCGCGGAGTCTCGCATGGGCTCGAGGCGCTCGGGCAGCTCGATCACCGGCGGCTTCGAGTGCATCACCCCCAGCATCGTCTCGACGGCGTCTCTCAGGACACCGGGGAACCTGGAGCGCGTGCGGTAGGCGTTCCAGGCCTGGAAGCCCGGAGCCGTCGTGTCGAGCATCCCGTCCGCAATCATGCCCGAGGTCGGGGGCAGGTACACGGTGCCCCGCTCCTTCACCTGGCGCTCGCCGCGGTAGCTGTCGCGCAGCTGGATCCAGTCGCGGTAGTGCTCGACGTACAGGGGGTGCTTCGTATCGACGGACATGGGTCAGTAGAGGCCAGTGGACCGAGAGGTGGTGACGCGCGCACCTGCGCTGCGAATGCGGTAGCGGACCTCGTCCGCGATGTGATCTTCTGCGTCGGTGTCGACGTCGTCGGGGTCGCGCTCGTCGCGCGGCAGCGACAGGAAAGTGCGCATGAAATGGGGGCAGCGGTCGCCAACGACGAACAAGCCCGGGGTCTCGCGAGGTCGCCGGTCTTCGGGCTTGGCCGCTCGAATCATCGCCCGCAGCTGCTCCCAGCCGGCCTTCCTCGAGCCCGGACGCTTGTCCGCCGGCAGCCAGGCAACGCCCTGGTGCATCGCATTGGCGACCCTCACCGGCTGCTCCATGTCCACCGCGATCGAGTTGCCGTTCTCGACGGTGAAGATCGCCGAGTCGGCTGGGCCGGCCTTGACCCTCGAGGCGCGGCCGTCGCGCCAGCCCCAGGCGAGCTCGCGCTCGACGATGCCCTGGGCCACGTCCACGGCCAGCATCCGCAGGCCCTCGTTCGGCTGGCCGGTGGACCCGTACCACTCGGCGATGCGGAACACGTCGCCGCGGACGGTGGCCCGCACCCGCCCATCGGGGAACTCGAGGTCGCTGCCGTCGCTCTCGGCGTACCAGCCAACGCTGAACGGCTTCGACGAGCCCCAGTCAAAGGCCCGGTCGATTCGCCAGGTCGCTGGCACCTCGAATGGCCGCACGACGTTGTGCTCGAAGCTCCAGACGTCGTCGAACATCCCGCCGGCTATGACGTTCCAGTCGCCGTTCAGCCAGGCCGCGGCCATGGCCTTGTTGGTGGCCGACGCCATGACCGTGCGCGCGTACAGGGGGTCCGCCTCGAGCAGGAACCGGTTCTCGCGAAGGTGGCCGTGGATCGCCGCGCGCGCGGGCTCAGGCTTCCCGTCGCGGTCCTTCGCGCCCTGGATCACCTTGGTCCGCCACCACTCGCCGTGCAGGCCAAAGCGCTCGCGGACCCAGTTGGTCCCCTTGCCGTAGGGGTTGGTCGCCGCGCGGATCTTCCTGGGCACGCCCGGTCGGCTCGAGCGGTTGCAGGAGAACATCCGCAGGTAGCACTCCGGCGTCGCCCAGTTGCACAGCTCGTCAAACGCGATCCAGGGGTACTCCTGGCCGTGGTGACTCCAGTAGTCCTCCGGGCGCTTCATGTGCCGGAACATCAGCGTCTCGCCGCCGGCGAAACGCCACTCCATCCGAGAACGGTTCAGCTCCGCGTCGGGAAAAATGAGCCGGAACCACTTCTCGCTCTTGGCCACCAGGTCGGCGAGCTGGGGGTACGTTTCGCGGAAGATGACCCCGCGCCATGCCGCGCCATGGCCCTGGCCGACGTGCTGGGCAAAGTCCATGAGGAGCGCGTCCGACTTGCCCGGGCCGCGGCTCCCGTGGAGCAGGCACTCCTGGAGCGGGCAGCGCAGGAACTCCTCCTGGGAGCCCGGCAGCGGCGACCAGATGACGCGCGCCTGCGGGTTGGCGGCCACCACCTAGTCTTCCTCGACGGTGGGCTCGGGAGCCTCGGCGGTGCGCGCGAGCTCGTGCGCGATCCAGTCGTCCGCGGTCGAGCTCGAGGGTGCCACCATCACGCCGTGGTGCGTGACGGCCTGGTCGACGTTGGCCTGGACCCGGTGGGCCGGCGGTGCGTGGCCCTCGCTACGGCGGTCGAGGTGCCAGCGCATGAGCTCGCTGCGCAGCTTCGGGTCCAGCCCAGGATCGAAGCACATGGCCGTCGCGGCGCTCGCGATGCGCGACAGCTCGCGGTCGGCCCACCGGTCCACGAGCTCGCCGATCTCCGGGCAGGTCTCGCACCATTTGCCCCACGTCGACGCGGTGAAGCCGGCAGCGCGGCAGGCCTGCGCGGTGCTGATGCCTGCCATCCGGCAGAGGATCATGTGCTGGAGCCGCTCGAGGCGAAACGCAGGCCAACGCTTGGCCGTGGCCAGCACGTCCTCGGGGAGCTCCTCAGCGATCGTTTGCAGCGACGGTGCCCCCCAAGGATCCACCCTCGAGAGGTCGCGCACTTGTTCGGGAGTGACGGGAATGTCTTCGTCCATGCGAAGGGTGGCACGCCCATGACGTGCCTCGGCGGATTCCTGCCAGACTCGCGGCTGGCGTTCTAACCCTGGCGGCCGATCTCGAGGCGAAAGTGGACCCCGCGGCCGTCGTGCTGGGTTGCGCGCACGTCCACGACCCGGAGGCCGTAGCAGATCACTCCAGGCTCGAGGTCATGCACCACCGGCAACCTCGAGCGCGAGCTCACGACGTAGCGCACCTGGTCCACCTCGAGATGGCGGTCCCAGCCCGTGACCTCGACGCGCCATGCGCTTTCGAGCCAGCTGGCAAAGTCGGCGAACTGCTGCGGAGTCATGCTGCGAGAATGGACGCGGCCGGCAGAAGGAGGTCACCGACCGCGTCCGATTGCAACAGCACCGAAGCCTCGTCTCGCGGTCGCTCGGGTTGCGTTTGGGCCGACGCCGCGACGCCGCCAAGGAGGTGAGCGAGAGAGCTCCTCGCGCCGGGCCGCACCCG